TCGTAAATTTACATAATTCTCGTCCTTAAATTTTTCTATCGAACTTGGTCTTCATTTTTGATTCATTTTTGATTCGAACGATAGACGATTTCTCTTCTATTCCCCAGTGTTCAGAGGCTTCTTGGAGTCGTGTCGCGATTCCATATGAAAATCCCTCTAAAAAATTAGTTTGGTTTTGTTTAGGTGCTAACGCCAGAGCGACGTCGGATAAATATTGAAACATCAGTTGAGTCGTTTCGACATTTACTTCTCTGCCGAGAATAATAAACGAAGCGGGCCACGAATGTTTTAAGATGATACTACAGAAATTAGATTTAGCGATAGCGGCAATTAGGAATCTTTGCCAATGGCGAAATCGTCTTTTGCCCGTTGGTAAATTATATTCAATGATAGCGCCTCTTTCTAATTCCGTCGCTTCAACATTATACTTTTGAATCAATTCAGACGCTTGCTTTGCCGCGCTTTTCGCCTCGTTGGCATTCGGAGAACTGGAAAGTGCGAGAAGTTTGTTTATTTTATCAAGAATGGATTTCCTGTCAGTATTCATTTGGAAAACTCTGATTTTGTTTCTTCTGCCTTAAAATCAATTGCTGCTTGAGTTACTTCTTTTTCGTAAAAATCAGGATTCTTTAAAATATCCAAAACTCCCTGCTGAAATTCTTCTTTTATATCAGCGTCTTTTAATGGATAGTTTTTATCATACCAAACATCCATTGCAGAGATAAACGCGGACCGCGCTTGAAGTATGAACGAAATCAGAAGAGTCGTGTTGTCGATAACGTCCTCGGAAATTTTTGGTTCGATATATTTGAATTCGATAGGAATAAACACTTTTATCCTTATACCTTCTTAAATACTTATTGATGCATCGTTAATCTAGTTCCGATCAAGACATTCGATCATCGCTAACGCAACAGCTGCAACCTGTATCAGTTCCTCTCTGTATTCGGATAGATCATTCTTGCCATCATATTTGAAATGGGTTTCAAGTGCGGCTTTGCTAACTTCTCCCACCTCTTCAACAAGGATTGCGCACCATTCAATAGGGTTGTGATTTTGTTCTCCCCACTTCTGATCTTGCTTTTCTCTTTCTCCGAGAATTTCTTGAATGATCTTTTCTTTCATATCAAACTCCTTATAGACTGAATGTTTTTAGAATGAATGCGGTTAAGAGTAATCCGATCAAAGATCCGAAACCTGCGCCGGACGCATATGTGATTCGATCTCGCAAGGTTCCAAACGCGATCTTTTGGACGTTCCATGTCCATACAAAAGAAATGAGTCCTCCCACGAAAAAGACCGCAATGTATTTCTCTTTGCTTATGAGATAAGTATTTACGGCAACTAAAAAGACTTGGACAAAGCCAGTGGTAAATAAGCCAAAACGGGATTTCCAAATAAAAGACGCGATGATTAAAGCAAAAATTCCTAAAACCGTCCAAACGGCCAAAGTTCCAGCTATCGTGTACATCATTACTAATTCAAAAATTTCAAAACTACTCATATTAAACTTTCCTAAATAAGCAAATTACTCTGTATTCGCAAAAGAGATTATCTTCATTTTCTTTTCTTCGCTTCTGTTTTGAAAAAGGAAAATATATCCTCTCTCCAAATTATCGCTATGAGCAATAAAGCCAAAATAACCAAAACACCCCAGACAACCAGCGTTCCGGCGATTGTGTACATAATTACCAATTCAAAAATTTCAAAACTACTCATATTATACTTTCCTAAATAAGCAAATTACTCTGACTCTATGATTCGTTGAAATTGAAAGATAAATTTTTCCCTCAAGCATCCACTTATCTCCCGCATACTGCGGAACTACTTGATCGAGCCAAACAAGATGTCCTCCCATTTCAAGAGATTTCCAGGCTTCCATGAGAACTTTACCTCTATTTACCATTAAGAAACCGTAATGTTCAGCGTCTTCTTTCGTATAAGGAGGATCCGCCAAAATTAAATCGAGCGAGTGGCCGATGAACGCGCGGACATACGAGGAAAGAAGTTCGGCGTCACCAACGATTTCGGGATTCAATGCGGAGTTTTTATCCATCCTTAGATACTTACCTGGCGGAGTTTTTCCGCTAAACAAATGAAGAACTTTAGATTTATCCGGAAACATCGGTAAGAGCCGTTTTAAGTATTGCTCTGGATAAGCTCCGTGGTAGTCGGAAGTGTTTTTATAGTTTTGCCCGAGCTCCCACTCTCCGTATAACCTTTCTTTGAAAACGTGAAGCGGCGCGTAATTCGGAAAGGACTCGTTATAAAGTCTTGCCCGATCTTGAATCTTAAGAGTTGATGTTTCGGAAATCATGAAACCTTCCTTGTTTCCGATTTGAAACTAGCTACGACGGTTGTTCTACAACCTCCAGCATGATACGGAGGCATCTGATTTCTCAAAAGGCTTGTAATCTCATCACCAGATTTTGAAGCAATGTCGAATTGTCTTAGTTCTGATTCTGATGGATTCTGTCGATCCTTCCAGAAATATTCCCGAGTCGGATCATCAGCTAAAAATTCTCGCACGTAATTTACGCAAGTCCGAACTTCGACAGTCTTTCCGTTCATATTCTTACAAATGTAAGATGTATGATCATCGATCACGGCCACGATCTCGAGTCTTTTGATTCCTATTTGTTCGAATCTTTCGGTACGGGAAAAATTCCGGGATCTAAGAATTTGTCCTCTTACAATGTCGTCTAACTTGCTTCTAAGTTTTGCTTTCGGATCTATTATGGTAGGAGTTTCGCCTTCTTTCTTCTTGCCTGGTTTTTCTTTCTGCGCTGGACCTAGTAATTCATCTTGAAGCCTACGAATCACTTGATCAGTTGAACCGGACTCCACCGCCTCTCGAATCGCATTTTCTATTTTGTTTATATCATCCTTACGATTGAATTGTTTACCTATATCGAACTTATATCCTTTATCAAAGAAATCTAATATGTCTTTGTTTGCTTGAATCCTAAGAGGATTCGTTTTTGAATTCGGGTTATTTATATCCTGTCCAGCGTCCCAGGCTTTCGAAATTGTTTCCTTCCATGCTTTTGCAGTTTCTTCCGGAAATTTGCTTCCAAGTTCTTTTTCTAAAACACCCCAAATCGTATCAATTGCATCAGCTTTATTGATTCCCTTTTTAGAAATCTGATTCAGAGCTTCATTGACACGATCTTCGTAAGAAGAAAAGAATTGAGAAACGAATGCTTCTTCGATGGAGGCATAAACTTCTTTTTCTTTTTTCGTCCACGCGCCAAGTTCTACAAGAGAGTCAAGGTCACCGCAAACATGAGAGGTTTGTTCAAACTGCTTACTCATCAGGACTTTTTTTTTACTCTCTAAGTCTGTGTTTTCCGAGAAAGTAAATCCAGCGTCGGTTTGCGTTTCTAACTTTTCCGAATCAAACCATTTGTCTCGTCCTAAGAGTTTTGCACCATCCTCGGGACTGATCGCACCCGATTTCACCATAGCAAGAACGAGCTGAAAATCTGCGTTCTCAACCTGTTTTTCTGTCAGCTTTGCTTGTGCATCAGAGAGAGGATCTAAGGAAATTGATTTCTTGCGACTTGCATCTATAGATTGAAAACGATTTCCTTTAAGCAACTGATCGAGCGTGATTGCTCTGATCAAGAGTTGAATAACTGGATATACATAGTTCCCAAGTTTTAGTAGAAAAAACTTTCCTGCGACTTTTATATAGGTCTCTGTGACTGAATAAGATCTTCCAAGGAGAGCTAAATCGATATCGGCACCGGAAGAAATTTGTTCTTCAATGTAGCGAGAAATTGCTTCGAAGCCTCCGGTTTTAGAGGCGTCGGTTAAAGTATGGTGATCGACCGTCGTATCGTCGTAGGTGGCGAGAAATCCACTCTGAGAATTTTTTTCAAAAGATTGTTTTGCTTGCGTTAAGAATTCTTTGGATTGGTTTTCGTACGTTTTGGCGTCTGTCCCTGGAAGGAGTCGAGGTCTTTTGAATTTTGCAATGATAAATCCTAAGAGCCCCCACTTATTCAAAGTCTTATCGATATTGTCTTGAGTTTTGAATTGAGAATTGATCCATCGAACAACGGAAAGAAAGGGAGGAATCGCATACGGAGAATCTTCTTCTCTCTCGATTGCTTCATAAACATATTGTTCTTCGTTAAGCCGGTTGTAACCGAACTTTCCTTTTTCGTATGGAACAAAACGAACGATGTTGTTCGCGTCGATTTCTTTTTTGAATATAACTTTTTCAACGGGAATGAGACGAATTTCAGCCACTGAATCAAGATTTAAGGACGGCACAATTTCAGCGGATAAAGCTCCGGTTGTTAAAATTTGTCTGAGAAGGTGATTCGTGATTCCAGGATGCTTTTTAAAGAATGTGTCAATGTCAGTTTGAATCTTCTTCTTACCGTTTTCATCAGCATCTATCTTCCATTCGATTCCAGAATTCCCAAGAGTAAGCGATCTTTTTACTGCTTGGGAAAGGTCGGGAAAAGCGATCACGAGTTTTTTAATTAGTGAAATCGATTCCAATGGAAACGATGGATTTACATCCTGAACAAAAAACTCAGTCTCTTGCCTAAAATCTTTCAGGTTTTTGGAACTTGCGGCAAATTCCATTGCTGTAGACGTTCCAAAAAAATAATTTGCCCATCTTTCAAAAAAGTTCATTATGCAAAACCTCCGTATCCGGATCCGCCGGATCCCGTTCCCGAAGTTTCATAAGCAATTCTTAATGAATTGAGAGCCATGCCGTAATGGTTCGGAACTTTCTTTTTGAATGACCAGAGGGATTTTCCATTTTCATCTTCTCCTTTCTCTCGAACGAGCATCGTAAGATGAAATTTGAATTCTTCGTATGCCTTGAGATCCGACTCGGAAAGTAAAAGTGGATTAGGAAATATAAAGAGTCCGGCTTTGATTGCGTCGACCGTATCTTGAAGAGAATCGTCTCGGTTTACGTTTATTACACCGACCTCATCCGCTCCAGGAACGACCTCGGAATTTTCCCGATATTTTTTCGTGAAGTATTGAATCTTTAAATTTTCCGGAAATCGGAGAGCCATACGTAAAGACCAATTACGATTCGGCAAAGCATCGATATTTCCGTTTAACACGCTAAATCGAGTTACTTGTTCTGCGTAACGTTCTTCGTCTAAGATACTTGCTTTGTAAAGTCCGATGATTCGGATTCTTCCATCGAGTGTAGGTTCACCAAAAACGCCGTGGACTGTATCTCCTTGGTCTGCACCGTGGTAAGTAAAATATGGGGAGTGATCCTTCAGTCCTTGGTCCCCTTCCCATTTTTGAATTTCATCTATCTGTAAAGGTTGCTCTTCGTCTGAACTAGAAGGCCAACCGATAATAGAAATCGTAAGGTTTTTACGCTTCGCACTCGTTACTGCGCCAAGAAGTTTGTTATAGATAAAGAACGGATTTCTCGGCGTAAAGAGTTGAGAGCATTGATATCCGCGACGATCGGATTTAGTTTTCGCAACGTATTCTCCTTTTTGATTGTCGAGTTTGCGGCTACACTTTTCGCAAGCGTAAAATACATTCGATGAGCTCGGATTTCTTAGCGCCTCTTTATCATCGAAACCGAATATACTGATCGGCTCTTTTAACCAACGCTCTACTAAGTTTGTCCAATGACCGCAAGAAGGACATTTTAAAAGACGAAATCTTTGATCGGAGCGTAGAAATTCCGCGTGGATCCCAATGTTTGGAAGTGATGGCTGTGAACCAAGCATCATCCAATTCAATTTTGAAGCAAGAAGTCGGTCCCCGACAAACTCGATATTTTCCTCGTCGTGTTCATCAACTTCATCGAGCATTACGATATCCAAGTCGACTGTCTTTGTTCCACGTTTTGTCCACGTACCGCGCATTACGAGCGTAGCTTTGTCGATTTTTTTGGTTCTCGTATTGTCTACGTTGGAGTCGTTAAGATGTGGCTTTAGAATCGGGCATTGATTGAGGAACGGTTCAACACGGTCCTGAACAAAGTCTTTCATCGAGGTATCGTCTGGGAAATAAATTCCAGCTTTGTAACTGGATCGAAAAATTTTCCAGACGAGTCTTGCTAAAGCCCAAACTGAATATCCGATTTGTGCCGCCTTTAGGAATATAATATACGGGTGATCTTGTGACTCTCTGCAAATATCTCTCCAAAATGAATAACCATCGAAACTGTAAGGGATAAGATCATCGTCGCCTTTTACAAAAACGTTTTGGGTGAGGAATTCTTCCATCGTACCTTCACGTTCGGTAGATGATTTTCCGATGAGGTTGTCGAGTTCTTGAAAGAATTCTTCCTGAGCGTTTTTTGTTTTAGTCTTCGCCATCGGTAAGCTCCGGTAAGAATGCGATATCGATGTCTTTCATCATCGAAACTTCACGTTTGATATTTTCTATATATTGAGAAAAAACTTTTGGATGTGCTTTAAGAAACGTATGTAACGCAGGAGTGTCTTTGATTGCTCGGTGGACACCTCGAGCAACTTCAACGGGCTCCACTCGTTCTTTCTCTTTTTCAAGCATACGCTCGATGTCGTTCATCAATCCGCGAAAGGTGTTTAACGCACCTTCGCCGCTTTTGAATGCTATCGATAAATCTCCATCTTCGTTGAAAATTTGTTTTTTGATAGCTTTGAAAGTGCGGACTGTATTCACGCGTAGAGTCGTGAGACTAATTTCTGCTTCTTTTAAAGCTTCATTTCTTGCGTTTAAGAGCGCTTTCTCACGATCTTGCAAGGCTGTCGTTCCAGTTGTTTCATCAACTTTGGAAAGCCAGTTGCGAATGGTGTTTGCAGTGATTTTGGGATAATCAGGTTTTAGGGCGGCTCTGATCTGCTCCGGATTGTATCCAGAGATTACACTAAGGTTATACGCCCGACGTTCCGCTGCTTTAGGATAAGACATAGGGGGAACCGTATTCCTTTTCGTCGATTGTTTCCAAACAGAAATCTAAAGCTCTGTCCCCTATGTCTTTTCTTTTCACGCCGCCTCTATATCTGCGTCCGCAGAAATTTCGTCTTCGAGTCGAGAAGGTTTTATGTAAAGGCGCTCTTTTTCTTCGTTAATTTCAACACCTAACTTTTGTTTTGCGCGAAGCGGTTCTGCAAGAATTGCTTCTTTGTTAAGTTCAATACTCACACGAATAAACACGTTTGATAACTTCGCCGCCCAGTCATTGAAACGCTGTAATAGTCCATTCGCGGCAAGGATCTTTTCAAAAAATTTGGCGGTTCCTTTTGTTTTTACGGATGCAGGAATTTTTCGAAATTGAATCGATCCTGAAATCATCTTACACGTTTTGAGATTTGGATCCGGGAAAAGTTCATCTCGATTCTTCTTTACGAAAAACGCGACACCACTTGTGACATGTTCAATTTTAGATTGAACCGGATACAATACTTCTTCGAGTTCAGATCGAATCGCTGCAATCTTAGATTCGGCTTCGTTTACAAGTCGATCCTTCTCAAGCATCTGCTCACCAATGTATTCAACTGCCTTTTCTAAATCGGTTCGACTTTTATATTCGTTGTTCGGAAGGTCCACTAAAGTTTTTTTACTTTCGGGTTTTAACTTCTTAGTCTTGGCCATCTTGAATTTCTCCTTCTGTTTTCGGAGTTACATCAACCGTCACACCCTTTGAGGTCGAACTAACTACATCCGCCTTCGGGATTCTTTTTTTTAGCGACCTTTTTCGGAGCCGCTTTCTTCTTTGCCTTCTTTACGGGCGTCTTCTTCGTTTTCTTTTTTGCTACCATGATTGTTTTCCTCCTTTATTCAAAAATCATCATGTGTTTTCTGTAAAAACTGTATCGTCATATTTGCGAGTTTTATTTCGAATCCGATCCACAAGTTCATTTTTTACGATCGCTTCAATTTCGGAGGAGACTTCACCATCTCCTTTGAGAGCATTTTCGATCGTAACCTTATCAATGTCTTTGTGATAACGCTCTTTAATCCCGGCTCGAATCTGTTTTACGGAAATTTTTAAGCGATCCATGATTCGGAGATAACCGTCGGATAGAAAGTTGCGAACGTGATTTTCCCGAATAGTTGAGTCGGACAAAACCTCCGGATATGCAAATGCAATTCCTAAAAGAGCATTACGAATTGCTAAAGGAGTTCGATACCTACATCCTCGAATCAATAATTCTTTCGCTTTCTCTCCCGCTTTCCCGCGTTCGAATTTGACTTTGAATCCTTCTTCCGCGATCTGAATCAGTTCCGAATGATTGAGTTGATTCATCGGAGCCTGAATCGTTCGGTAACCGATTTCGGGACTGGAAAGAATACCCGAAATCCGAGTCTCTGGTTTCATAAACATCAAGATTGAAAACAGGTGATCTTCTTTTTCGTGCGCAATTTCCCACACTTTTTTAAGATCTCGAAGTCCCCCGATGCGAAGAGCCTGTGCTTCATCAATGATTAAAACGACTTTTCTACCGATACTTTTAGCCCAGATCAAAAGTTCTCTGAGTTTGAAATATCTTTCATTTAGATTACCCGGAACGTGTTCGCTTGAACGTATAGATCGGATCATGTGTTTCATAACGAACGCGATCGAAAGACCACCTAACGCACTTTCCCAAGCCGGGCCTACATGAACGAGAATGTATTTTTGCGGTTGGTTGGAGAAAAATTCAAGTAGGCTGTTATACAGATACGTTTTCCCCATGCCGACTTCTCCTGTAACTGCAAGCCAAGAATTGTTTTTCACCGCTTGGTAGGCTAACTTTGTGATCTTATCCGTATTCCGAGTGTTTACGAATTCAGGTTGTTTGGTAAGAAGTGCATTCATTTCTCCAATTCCTTACTTTTAAAATATTCTCGGATCATTTCCACAAGATCGAGAACCTCTTGTGCAGGAATCGATCCTACCTTTCGCTTGCAGGATTTCAGATTATAGAGAACGATTTTGTCTATTTCTTCGTCAGGAATTTCTTCACTGAATTCGAGTTCTTCTAAAAGCCAATCGTACGCATCATCCACGGTGGAAAATTCCGTCGGAGGAGCGGGAGTATGAGTCTTCATATCCAACTTTGGAATATTCAATTTTCCGTATGGAGTTTCCGGAAGGTCTGGAAGAACATCGGAAAGAACAAGGGATTTTTCCACGGACTTGGCGCCCTTCAATGCTTTCTTTCGGTTTTTTGTTCTTTCTGTGTCTCGAAATCCCTTTCGTCCACCCAGGTTTTCGAAAGATCCGGAAGTTCGCTCGATTGGACCTTGATCGTCGAGAAGTAAATGCTTTCCGTCGTTTGTGGTTGCAACATAGGAACCGTCGTATCGTTTGTAGATAGAGACTTTTTCACCAACTCGATCGATTGCGACTTCTTCCGGAGAGTAGCGAAGAAGATACTTTCGGGCATTGATCGAAACACAACCATACGCATCTATGTCCCGAATGAGTTCGGAGATCATTGCGTCTTTTAGGTTTTGTTTTGTAACTGCACGGATAGGATGTTTCTGAACGGACGAAAGCCACTTCGCGTAATTTCCGAGTTTGTCATTCCGATGGATTTGGTAACGGTAAAGAAGCTCGTTCAACTCATCTAAATTCGAAATCATTCCTTTTACGATTCGAACTTCACAACTTCGTTTGATTGCAGAGATTCGGCCTTCGGCCGGACCCTTAGCTTTAGAATGTCCCGGAAAGTGTGGAATCCGTTTTATTCCGAGACGGTGAAAGAAAGGATCGAGTGTTTTGAAAGCAGAGTGACCATCTGTATATAGTATTTCTTGAAGTCCTTGTAACGGAATGTAATCGTCTTCTTTCGGGAGGACGGCTCTTGAAAAGAAGTCCGCCCAATCTGTAGAGTTCTCACCTCCGTGTGTTGAGTCGTCTCCGATCGCGCTTGGTGCATACGCATACACATAGAAGGCTTTCGAGTAAACTTCCACCGCGACATAGATATGAACTTTTCTGAGTTGGGCGTCTTCCGATTTTTCATAAATCCGAGTGATTCCCATTTCTAAATCGGGACGAACCGCGAGGTATTTTTTCGAAGGGTGAAGATAGACTGCATTTAGCGGGGAGGCGTCAATCATCCACGCACGATTTGCGTAAGGCTCCGACCATGTTATGGATGCCAGAGGACTCTTAATCTGTTTACGAGCAAGCCCTTTGTCGTTCAACCACCGTCTGAGCTTGTGTCGATCCCAAACGCCAGGACGAATTTTCCCGAGTTTCTCTGCCAGCTCGATGGCAAATTCTTGCGACTTTCCGTAATCACGATTGAGCGCATAACCGACCGTCTTTGCATTCCCTTCCGTTTTCGTTTTCTTTTTTTGTTCATGCAAAACTTCACCGGCGTACATCAACTCAGAAAGTATAAATCCTTCTTTCTCTCTGAGATCTTTTTCCAAACTTCCGAGTCTCGATCCAGTTTTTTTACGTTTTACTTTTGCAACCGAAACGACCGACTCTCCTTCTTCAAGTCGATTAAATACGTCGTACACTCGTGGTTTAGAAAGTCCGAGAATTCGAATCGCTTTTTGAACGATTTCGCCGCGAATTTTCGCGTTTTGTATTACTGTTTTTGCATATATCCATTCTCTGTATAATGGGATTACGATTCCTAAGTCCAGTATTTTCATCCCAAATCCTCCATCATAGGGACCGGCAAACAATCCGACCACTTCTCATGAATCGATCTGTAAATTCCGGATAGTGAGGTTAAAAAAATGGAAACTACTTTACCATTTTCTAAACTATGTTCAAGCTTCAAAAAATCGGAATCGTGCGCTGCAAGGATCACATCCGCCTGCGACTGTATCGAGTTTAGAGATTCCATTAGAATTTCTGAAAGTTCTCGTCTTTCTCGAAATGCCCTTCTTACTTCCGGAGAAATACCGGTGTCTTTTGTCTGGTCATCTACGATTTTATGAAGCTCGTCCATAGCTTCTTTGTAACTGGAAGCTTCTTTTTTTGTATTCGTGATTTGGTTTTCCAAATCACGAATTCGTTTGTCTTTTTCAGTAAGAATTTTTGAGACTTCTTTTTGGTTTTTAGAAGCGAAACTTTTCTCATAATCAGAAAGGCTCATCGCTCTTCCGTCCGGGAAGCGAACTTCTCCGTCTTCAAAAAGTGCGTTTTCTTCTCGTAGTCCCTCAATGATTCGAAGAAGCACTTTGTCGTTCTTCCCGCTCAAAGACTTACGGTTGATTTCGGAAGAGAATAGTTTGTCTACCGCAGGAAGAGCTTTTTCGATCTTCCACCATTCGAAAACAGTGTTATCGTTTACGAATTGCTCCATCCCGGCACATCCGGGAACTTCAAGATAAAGTTGCTCTCGGTTTACTTCGGCTAACGCAACGAGTACGGTCTCTTGGCCGACTCGGATCATTTCCGTTCCGGCTCCGATCTGACTCATCAGATAGTTGAGCCTTGTTCGTCTTTGTTCCGGGGTGACCAATGGAACGGGGGTAGTCGATTCGGGTAGTGCCAACTCCCTTGTTTTCTCGACAGTTACCGAACTTTCTTCTTCCGACCAAACTTCCGCAACGGACGACAACTTTTTTGTGTTAGGCGTTTTTGTGGAAGCCTGTTTAGTAGTCTTGTTCTTCTTGTTTTTTTTGTTCATGCTTCTTCTCCAAGCTGATCATTTCTATTTTTAATTCGTTTATAAACTCTTCGTGGTCTTCTATGAGATTATGTTTTCGCAAAAAAACCATATTACAGGCGCTATAATCGATTAGGGTTGTTGCAATTTTTTTCATGTCAGTAATGCCCATTGAAACAAACGATTTCAAAATGGTATGCCTGGTAATGAGTAGTTCTGTCATATCTTTATTCACGGTTTACGTCCAATTTAAGATACTTTAATATTCGATTCCATAATGTTTTCTTTTTGTAATGTAGTAACGCAGGTTGAAAATATACGTAACTTTTCATGCGAGCATTCTTAGAAATTGCTTATGAATTTTTGTAAGCATTCCGTTTTTCTTATATTCTTCCGCCGGATCCAAATTCAAATACGCCGGTCTCATTTTCGCTTCGATTGAAATTAAGAGTGCGAGTTCCTTTGAAGTGTGCTTTTCTTTTTGAACTTCAAGAAGCCGATTCCAATAGGTTTTGAATTCCACTTCGGAAAGTCCGGAATGAATAAGCGCTTTTTGAAATTTAAGCGGATACGTTTTCACCTTATTTCTTTTCCTGCTGAATTTTTTCTTCTGTGAGTTCTTCGTTTTGCCATTCGGCGAAATCTGCTATGTTATCTCGACACTCGATGTAAGTTTGAAAGACCGCTGATCGACTGATTGCTTTGTCCGCAAGTCGCTTCCATCTGTCTGTCGAATCCGATTCGTTTCCGAGTTCACGCAAAACTTCGTCAGAATACTTTTTGTATATAGCTTGGCGGAGGAATGCGATTCGCTCGACGGTTTTCATTTTACTCTCCTAAGATGGGGCTTGGAGTTTTCCCGAAAGAACCGTTCTTCTCGGCGATTGGCCTCACCTTGAAATTCTCTCAATCCATACGTCCTTCCGTTTTCATACGCTTCTCCGGAGCCGACCCCTTTGAGATGTTTGTATCCTTCGACAAAACCGACAAGAAAAGATATTTGATCTTGTCTGGATTCGTATTTTTGAGAAAGGTCTTCTGCTTTTTTTAGAATTCGTTGATTCATCTCTCTACCTTCTTAGTCATGAGTTCAAAGCTCCGCAAGTTCTCAATGGTTTCCGGAAACCATTGAGTCTTGAGATTTGATTCGCATCCTTCTCAAATCTCAGCCGCCTACGGCTCGGCATTTTTACTTTTTTAAAGTTTGCCATTTCTTTCGTTCCGCGCTTTGCGAAGTAATTCCTTTCTTTGTTTAGGAGTCCCCATGCATCCATTCTGATTTGCTCACCTTGTTCGGTAAGAAACTTGAAATCGTATGCGAGTATGTCGAACTTCCCGTCTTTAGTTTCAACGAAGATGTCGCGCTTTCCGTCGTCGTTGATTTCATATACAAGTCTAAGTCTCATGCGATCTCCATTGCTTTTATGTTTTCACACTCTTCAAACAATTCGCATACTTCATTCAAGTACGCATAACTCTTGAATCTCTCCGATTCCGGGTTATGGCAATAACCGTCCCAAGGTTCTTCCCAATCAGGTTCGAAAAATTTGCAATTAGCACATCGTTTCATTGTGATTTCTTTCACGTCTTCCAAAAGAATATACAGATGGATTTGTTCTCTGCTTACGGACTTCGAAACAAGAACATGGAATTTCCCCTTTGACGCAAAACGATTGCGCCATTTTACTGGATAGTTTGCCGTGTGCATTGTTTAGCGATTTGAACGCAAGGATGACCGAATCAGGTTTTGATTTCATCGCTTGAATTAAGCGGCCTCTTCGAGTTCCAGAAATTTCTGCGGCAATCCGTTCTTTTCAAGCCACGTGCTAATCGCTCGAACGACTGCATAACCCGCTTCCGCCCTTGCTCTGCATTTCGTACGTCTGGGAATGGCCTCCATTCGTTGCTTCATTTCTTGAATTGATTCTTGTAAACTGATCGTTTTCATGCGGCGAACCTCGGAGCAAACGCGGCCCTATACATGGATATACAAGATCATATTGAGATTTACGGAACTCTTCCCATGTCGTTACGAGTCCTTTGTGAGTTGTGCGGTATTCGAAGCGTTTCCGAACCATCCACTCGAAGGCTTCTTCGAATGTAACAGGGTTTCCTAATATTTCTCTTTCCTTATGTTCTTTGTATGCTTCGCGTGCGTCTGCCAAGGAGATTTCCCACTCGGTTAAGAGGATTTCGTTTACGCGGGCGGAGGTGCGAATGCCTCGGATGCAGTTGGAAATCATAACTTTCGTTATTTTATGTTTTTTTGCAAGTTGACATAGTGTTTTCCACCCTTCGCAAAAAACGAAAGTTTCATCGGCAGTGATCGACCTCGAGGTTTCTAAACATCAGAAGCCTCGACCAGCGGATTATCAAAATTATAAAGACCCTCTCGAGCAAGCATAGAGAGAGTCTTTTCGTGTTTGGCTAATCCCGTAAGAGTCTGAGTAACGCTTCCGTAAGACAGTTTCCTTTCCCGTACCCATTTTGCAACTGAGCCGAACCTGAATTTCAAAGTGCGTTTTATTACATCACATTCGAATTCGCTAAGGTAGCGGGTCGAAATTCGCTCGTTGCTCGTTAGAATGGTTTTTTTCCATAGAATTATTCATATCGGTATATTTTTGCAATTATATTCCGATATGAATAATAATCAAGAAAAAATATTATTTTTGGTATATTTTTTGAGGTTAACTTTTCTATCCAATGTTAACCTTTGGCAAAGAGATAATGACAGACGAAGCTAAACGACTACAGAAGTTTATGAAACAACTCGGACTTACACAGGTTCAGATAGCGAATGAAACTGGTTATTCTCAGGCATCCATTAGCCGCTACATTAACGGTCGTGATATGGATATGCAGTTTTTACTGAAATTAAAAGAAAGGTATAATGCGAATCCAATTTGGTTTCCAACTGGTGAAGGTTCAATGTTCCTTTCGTCTTCGGAGGAATTAGATAAACAAACTGATGAAATTCGATTTTTAATTAGAGGCCTCAAAGAACGAGAAGGTATGCTTCAATTCGTTCAAAGGATAGTAAAAACTACTGATTCCGAATGGAAAAAAGTTCAAGAAATGGTTCGGCTATTGTTAGGACAAGATGATTGACAGAAGGAAATAAAAATATTTTTCAAATCTTTTGAAGATCCTTGAATTAAGATTCTTGTAGTAGTTTCATCACCGTAAAATAGATCGTGGACAAATTTATCCATCCTTTCCTCAATTCTAAATAATAAACGGTCTCTTCTAAATATCCAACATGATTTTGTTTCCTTATCGCTTGTGTAGTATGGATAAATCCCCCGACAAAATCAAAGCTAAATTTTGTAAAAATATTGCATTTCTTGTGAGTTATGTGGCATTGGGACCTTATGGCGCAATACTTGCATTGATTTATCGAATCATTTTCAGTGTTGTAATGGAGGCGCGCGGATCGGATTTAGTTCTTCCAAATTATATTGATTCGAAATGTCCAAACTATGGCATTCTTTCACCCAGCTCCGATGAACTGGAGAAAGCAAGGTTCGAAGCTGATCCAACAAACATTTGGGTAAAAAATAGAAGGAATCACACAGTTGTTCCAGCATATACTGCAACTGAAGCCCTTAAAATTTATGAAGGTTGGGAATTTCGCCAATTTTTAAGGATATATGAAATGGTTTGTGGGAAAGGGTTGAAACCACCGTTTTATGATATGATTCCCTACGTTAAATCCGAACCTTTGAGAGAATGTATTCGAAAGGCGAACAGTTCAAACAATTCTCGCGCCGAGGCGGAATGCTACGAAAAACATAATGATCTAAATCGAGGAAAATAAGATCCATGATTTAAAAAATCATGGATTAAGGGGATTTGTTTTAATTGACTGAGATTTTGTGAAGTAACTTTTTAAATACCTAACATGATTTAAGAGCGGAAAATTTTCCAGAAAGTCAAGCAGAATATTCAATGGCACATTTCAGTTTCATAACATGTTACTTTCCCAGAATCGCAATCAGCCCTTGAATGAGACCCGCCGCTTGTTTACGAGAGAGTAAATCAAACGGCTTCTTGTATTGCCTTTTGGAAAACGAATCTAAATCGATATTGTAGATTCCTTTCTTGTTGATCTTTTCACAAATTTGTTTAGCCAACTGTTTTTGATCGTAAGAACGTTTTTGAAGATTCTTCTTTAAGACTAAAATCGGATCGTTCGGTTTTTGTTTGAAAACTCTTTGACGCTCTATATTCAAAATATTGATTATTGTATGAGCCTGTGAAGTATTTAAAGAAGAAATCGACTCGGACCCGGTCTCATTCAAAACGATTTCGTAAACTTTTACTTTCGACAAGCCCGCTTCTCTTGCAGTGGCCCAAAGTTTTTTCAATTGGTCCGAATTGATTTTTTTGTCCGCTATCATCTTGTAAGTCCCTAAAGATCTTACATCAATTTTTCCGAGTTGACAACTTTAATTTTATATATTATAAAACCCTTAATTATATGAACGCACTCGTAACAAAATCATCAAGAATTAAACTATCATCTCACGTTAGGAAACTATTTTACTCGACCAGGGAATTTGCAAAGCTCTTGGGAAAGAGTGAAAAAACGATATTACGATGGAAAGAAGACCAGACGTTTCCCTTCCCATCGTATGAACTTGGTGAACGAAGCACTGTTTGGTTGATCTCGGATGTTGAGAAATGGCTCAATTCTCGCGCAGAGAAAAAGTAAAGACATAGCGGACATTCAAGACCCGCGTTATACTAAACCACTTTCTATTCAAAACACATAGGCTATTCTTGCCATGTGCCAAAAGCAAATTTAAAATTCGATTCTAACGGACATCTAAGATTAGAGTCCGGGCTTCTTCTCCATAGCTCTGGTGTTGCGCGTGGAGAGTTTCGCTCTCTCCACGCAAATTTTTTACAGAACGGAGCGCCTTTAAATACGGGTGATACAACCGAACTCGTAGAGAACGAAGAATATGCGGAATTCAATTTCCGTATGTTATCGGCCGTTTTGATCGAAGGATGGTGGTGTGATTTCAGAAACTCTACAATTTTAGAAACCGCTGTAGAAAAGTTTTCAACTAAAATTTATACGGATCATCAAAGGACCGTTCGCAACTCGATCGGAATTACACGCAATCCTATATTCACGAATCGTAATGGAATTCCCGGTATCGATGCGGTTTTCGGATATATAAAGAGTTTGCCTCTGATGTCATAGCACGATTGAAAACGAAACCGGCATTGATTGATGCGAATTCTGTCGGAATTACCTTCGCCTATGAAAAGTCACATCCTCAATTAGAAAACTTTTACGAACGACTGGGTGAAGTCGTCGATGGTCAAATCGTTCGTCTTATCGTCACAAAAATCCTATCAGTTCCAGAAACAAGTCTCGTAGCTGTGCCTGCGGATGATACCGCGAGAAAGTTCTCGGGACTCGATTTTCCACAAAGCAATCTTACAAACTTAAACAATCAGGAGGATAAGATGAAAATCAAACGCACTATTTTGTCACTTCTGGGGGTTGATTCCCAAAAATTCGGTCTGTCTCCTGGGGAGGGCGAATTCGTGGAATTGCCGTCGGAAAAAATGGAATCCGTGCTCGAAGAAGCGGGGATAACTATCACAAAACTGCAAGATGGGGCACGTCAAAGCGCCGTCTTGCAAAACAACTTAAACCAATTCGCAAAACTTTTTGGGAGCGAGACTTTTCCAGCAAACGTGGATTTCGCGTCCAAAGTTGCCGAACTCCAAAGCCTTTTGGAAGAACCTAAAAAGCTACTCAACGCTGAAAGAGAAAGGGCTGTCACTGCTTATAGAGTTTTTACGAAAAACCAACCTGACTCCGTGATCGAAGCCTTAATCCAAGGTGCAAATCTCGAACAGGCTAAAGCGTTTTCGAAACAGTACGGCGCTTCATTAGAAAATTCGCATCCGCTTAAATGTGAAGACTGCGGATCGAAGAAAGTCAGCCGTGCCTCCGGAAGTTTAAGCGAGCCTCAAGGCGGGGCAAAAACTTTCAAAAGAAAAGTCCCGACAGCTTCAAGCTGAGTAAAAAGTAAAAGGAGAAACGAACATGCCTTTAGATGAAGCATTCGAAGTCGGTTATCGCGGGATCGTTGAACCCGTAACGATCACCGTAAAACATCAAACTCTGACAAAAGCGGACGAAGGTAAACCGGCTAAGTTTACCGCAAATATGGAGGTTTCCCTCTGTGTAGACGGCGACTCTCCAGCGGGTCAAATTGTGGTTGTGGATGAAAAGGGAAAGATTCTCGGACTTAAAGTTTTCGGAATATTCGAATATGAATATTCCGGTACCAATCCGGCTCCTGGCTTTTTGAATATTCAAGCGGACAATACTGGAAAAATCAAGACCGCATCCAGCGGAACCCGCGTTCTCGTCATCTCCGTTGATACCGGAGCGAAAAAATTAGCCTGCATTATATAAGGAGAAATTAAAGTGCCACACGTAAAATTAGATAACGGACTTGTTCGTCTCGACTTACAAGCCGAAGTATATTCCGACGCAAAGAAAGCCGGTCTCTCCATGAGCGAATTTATGGAGAAAGAAGAAACCGATTTCGGTTACGATCCGGAAACACCTGCCGGTCAAAAACTTTCACCATTCGAACGCCAACTCATGGCGAACGATATTCCGATCGGACAGGCGTCCTTCTCGGTGGACGACTTCATAAAAGCCTCCAATCAATCCAAGTATCTCTTTCCGGAGTTTGTAAACCAGAGTGTATATATCGGAATGAATATGGGACAACTCCAGGTAAAATTGGAAGATACGTATTCCGTGAAAACTCGAGTCAATCAAGGTGTGGCGAAATCCACCGCGTTTGATATCGAAGGATCCGATCTTACCGCGAAGAAAAAAGCAAAAGAGTCCGGCGGAAAATTTCCGAAAGCTACGATCAAAACTCAAGATAAGGCAATCGAAACCAGTCCTGTCGGACTCGAAATTGATTTCACCTACGAGGCTTTGAAGAGAATGCAGATTCTCAAAGTTCAAAACATCTTTCAAGTTTTCGGTTGGAGACTTTCCCAACAGATTACAAAAGAAGCACTTCGAGTCATTAGAGACGGGGACGGAAATACGGGAACAGAAGCAACGCCATCCCAAACTCTTGCAAACGTTTGGAAATATTCCGACGTGGTAAGTCTCCTTCTCTCCGCTGATAAAGGTGTAGAGTTCACGCATGCCGTTGTCTCCAAAAACTTTTTGGAAAAAATGCTCACCGACGAAACAAACTTTAAGCAGTTCCAGTCCATGAACCTTCTTGAAGGATACGTGAAAACCGGTCAGGTTGCAAACTTCTTCGGAGTGAACTGGAAGACCCATCCCGACATGGACGACGAAACGATCTTGACCTGGAACAAGGATGTAACGTTGGAGCTTTACGAAGATTCTGCAGGCCAACTTGTAGAAAGCGATCGGTTCATCCGTGAGCAAATCGAAGCAAGCGTAATCAGCTACGATTTCGCATATGCAAAACTCTTTTCCGCAAGCTGTCACTACAAAACGAAAAAACCTTAATTGGTCGCCAAGCGTATGTTAAACGAAGTCTCAGAACTCAAAAAACAACTCAGGATCCGGGCCAAAAGCTTGGATCTTTCCGACGTAGGAGACGGAGATTCCGCTTCTCCGTTCGAGGAGTTTCTTGAGTCTACGGCTGCTTTGGCAAAAGCACGACTAACGTCCTGGGGAGTTGTAATTCCTGATAATCCTCCGTACGGACGTGAACTTCGGACATCCGAAGTTCTTCTCATCAAAGCCGAAATCGTTGAGGAATTCGGATACAACGACGGCTTTGATCCAGAGGAAATTTCCACCGGTGGAGGCGAAGGGACAAAAGTCAAACGTTCTCGAATGAGCGTGGAAGAACGCGGTGAAATCGTAGAAGGATTTCGGAATAAAGCCTACTTTCTTCTTTTTGGAAAACAACCTTCCGAATCTCCAGGGGTTGCCTAATGAGCATTCACTCAATGCTGGATCGTGCTTTTGAAAAAGGAGCACAAGCCAAAATCAAAATTCTTACTCCTGTCTCGGTTCCTGCTCCATCTGGACTAAACGTTTCTAAGAAAACGACGTATATAAGCAGCGAAGACATTTCTTGTGTTTGGATTTGGAAGGATTCAACATCCGACAAAGAAGTTGGAGAAAGGCAAGAATATCGAGCAGTCTGTCAGATTCATCCGAGGATTTGGGAACTACAATCGTTGGACCGGAATGCAGAGTTCAGAAAGACGGATCGGAATGGTTGATCGATACGATCCATCCAGTGCAAGAACTGGAAGGTTTTCAACTGATACGAATCGAAGTAACCAAACCAAAAGCGGGAGGGAACAAAGTATGAAATTCCTTACTGTAACGGATACGTTTGGTCCGGCACTTCATAGCGCGTTTCGAAAGGACAAGGCAAACTCGTAAAAGTCCAAGATAAAAATGCGGCAATTGTACAAGCGAACATCATCAAAGGAATTCGTACTCAGAAATACAAATCCAATTGGCCGGAACTCTCCGAAACAACCAAAAAGAGAAAAGCAAAAAAAGGAAAGTCTCCTTTGATGTTGATTGAAGAAGGAGATTATTCCGCGTCATACGAAATTGTAAAAGAAGGTGATTCTACTCGAATCGTGGGAACCAATTCAATCCAAGCGCGTGTATTAGAGCGAGGATTCGAAGCAAAAGGAATTTCGGCAAGGCCTCACGTCGGACCTGCATTAGAAGATTCTAAAGAACTAATTCTTCAAAATTTCCGGGATGTCTTGAAGGAGATTTTCAAAAAATGAGAAAGTCTCACATCGATTACATTCGAGAGATGGTGGAAGGAATTAAAATCGGTGAAATTCCGATCATTCCTCCGGATCGATTTTTTGAATACCAACCTCCTTTGGATCGGATCCAAGAAAAAATTCCGTGTGCGATTCTAAAATATTCGGAACCTACGAACACCTTGGGAAGAAAAATTAAACATCGTTTAGAAAGAATCGTTCGAGGAAATTCCGTATTTTTAAAAAACGCAGTGTGTCATGCAAAACAGGAATTTAAATACACTGTTGATTTCTGGCTGAATGAACCGGATGCGGACGTAATTAGTTCCGTTGTCAATCGTGGAATCTTAGATCAGTGTCTTTTGTTGTGAGTCTTCGGACCTGGATTAAATCCGAAGAGCAAATTCCGATTTTAGTTCGTCTTGGTAAAACAGGACTCGTAGACGATCCGCAAAAGAAACCGGCAACTACAAAC